CCCGTCCCGTGATTATTTGTTCACGGATACCCAACGACGTTTAAGTGCGGCGACGCCGTGACGCGCAGAACGCTCCAAATGGAGTGGGTCTCGCCTGTCATCAAGATTAACTTGACGCTTCAACGAGAGCAGACTCTTACCTAGAGCTGCGTAACCATCCAGTAGATCAGTGCGATTTACTGGTTCCACAGTGAGTGCGAGGATTTCATACCTCTGCAATGACCTGTTCCATCTCTGGACAGATCGCCACTGTAAATATGTATTACGACCAACTGCAGGACTATCCGATGCGACTAGCGGTAGAGTACCTACTAATCGCTCGATCCTCTCGAAGAGGAACCTAGCGGTCTTCCAATAACCCTTTCGATAAAAGGAATTAGCGGAAGCCACTATTGAGATAATCTCTGTATGTTGCTGCCGATTATACGGAACGTGTCTTCGGATATACGTCGGTGTTACCGACGTCCCGTTATACGCGTCCATGCCACAAGACTCCCTGAACTTTCCAGTCCAGAAAGACTTGTGAACGTTCACCTTACAGTAGTATTTTTGTAGGTGATCGATAACCGCGACAGTCTCATGCTGGGGGACGACAATGTCGTCTCCATACACGAAGATGCTTCGGCCAACCTTGCGGATGGATTTCGCATCGAACTGAAGATTTCGCTCCCGGATCAAGGCTACTACACAAATTGTGTAGAAATACATAGCCTCAACCGGAAAGCAAAGAGCTGACCCCATACTTGCAAACTTCCGGAGAGGACCTACTACGGTTCCGTCCGGCACCTTTGCAAATTTAGTCCTACATGCTTCAACGGCTCCAGCAAGAGTTGGTGTTCCGTGAAACATACACATCGCTAGGTCGCGTATAACGCGATCTGATGCATCTGATAGGTCCAATGTTGCCATTGACCCATCTTTAGAACTCATCAATGCCAACTTCTGATTAACGGTCTGATCCCGGAAATTAATCTGGGTACCGAGTAATCTAGACCGGCCGATCGTTCTGTAGAGATACGATCGGAGGCCTTGTTGCGCGAATTGCGCAGCAAGCGGTTCGGCGGCAATGATGCGTGGTCCCTTCATAGTCTTAGGCACAAGAAGCACCCGTGAAGGCATTTCCTGAGCCTCGGTAAGGTACTTCACGTCAAGAAACTCCTTCTCCCCGGCCGCACCCAATGGTAGGGCAAAGCCGAGGAAGGGGAAATATGTTTCGAGACGATCGTGCCACGTCTTCCACCGGTATTTCTCATTTATACGAGAAATCCCTTCAGCAGACGTACCAGGTCCATGAGCTGGGTCCAATTCTGCTTGGTCAAAATTGACAAACAGAGGATCCCAAAGCAGGCGACAAACCCGATAGAAATCGAGGACATCGTCTTGATGGACTTTAACGTTTGAAAGCAAGTGCTCATTCTGAATGAACGCTTCGACTGCCTTGTGCTCCCGCATGGGAGAGCACTTATCTGTGAGTTTAGCGTATGTGCGGCAGATTTGACGCACAGCGCGAACAATACAAATAGTGATGTCACAAGGAATTGAGGGATGTTCATACATAACTCCAGTTGTTCTATCGAAGATGAGACTAAGCATACCTTGCAAGAATGCAGGGATTGCTTGGATGGTTGCCCCTTTACGACATTTTGTAAAGGCGACAAACATCTGTGAGTCTATCCGACCGTTCGCCAAGCTCCTTTCGAAGTCTTGGCAGAATATCGGCAGGGTTAGCGTCAAGAAAGACGCGCCCTCATCTAAGACTCTTCTCTCGACCGTTCTAAGGTCAAGAGGAGATGGGTTGACTGCACACTCATCGCACGCGTCAAGATAGACGCGGCGAAGAATATCTAGTTGGCCTTTTACCTTTTGGGATAAATGGCTTTTCATGCTCCCTCCATTACTGGGGGTAAAGCATCCAACCCATGTGTCTCCTTCCCTTTACATCGTAAAGGGCAACCGTCACAATAACTCGACTCAGGATTTTATACCTGACCACTCTTAGTGTTGGTTTCCCAGCACCTTGAGTAGGAATGTCGAGTCCGCAAGCAACTTTAGGCCGGCCATGACTTCATCAACCCGCGCATCGGTAAAACCGAAAGCAGGTTGATCGATAACCATGTAGGCAGCAAGCGTCTTCTTAGCATTTACCGCGCTGATCGGGTCTGCCGCAATGGCATCCTCTTCATAGCGGATCAAATACCGAGTCGACGCCTTGCCCTTGTCGTCATAAGAGATTATTAATCTCTGTTTGCCGTCAGCCGACTGATAAGTTGTCTTTGTAGCTTCGATGCGTACAGCCGGAAGGCTGGTTGCAATCGTAGCGATTGTGATTGATTGTGGATCGGATAACATGAGATAGACCTCCTGAGATATCACTCTTGGGGAGTTTACCTCACCGAACGTTGTCGTTGCCCTCCCCAGGGCACAACAATCCACGATCGATAAGGTGACCACTTAGCTGTTATTTCCGGGACATTCCCAGAGCAGCTAGGATCGCTAGTTGGCGCGCGGAGAGGTCTCCGTACGCCAGGCCAAACCCGAAAGGATTCGCCATTTCACGCCTTTTGGATTCAATTTCTCGTTTCCAAAAGCACTCAACGTCTCGTCCATCATGCAAGTGCACGATGGCACGGTGAGTGATACGTCTTACAAGACGTCGCATGATAAAGGCATACGTGGCGGTCATGCCGTCTAAAGCCGCACTCTCGAAGTTTTCTATTATATCTCCGAGATTGCTGCCCCAGTCGACTAACCATGACCACGGTGTAGCTTTATATACCAGGCTAGGACTGATTCGCAGGCCAAGCGCGCGCATCCCTGCAATAATGTTATTGTAGGAGCTCTCGGGCTCGTCTCTGTGGATAAGTTGTGGGATATTGTATTTAAACGCGGCAGAGAACCACACCTTGTCAAACTCATGAAGAGTTAACCAAGATGCACCCAACTGCCACCGGTTATTGGCCGGATACCACACATCTCGATACATATTACCAGGTAACCCAGGGTAAACCTCTGGATAATTGGTAGGACCGTAACTCGAGACAATCCTATGCTTGTTGTACACGGTGCCCCGCCTTCTGACGATTCTATTGTTGTCCCTTCTATTTTGATACATTTGACGTTTTACCGTCTCGCGTACATTGTAGAGGTCCGACATGTCCTTCAGAAAGGGCAACCAGCCGAACTGGTAGTTTAGGAACTGTCCGGCGACGCCTGAGGGGGCCATAAGGTCCCCGGCTCGCCCGCCCAACGCCTTATAGACGTTGTGAAATGCTTCACTGGTTTGTTTCAACATTCCAGGAAGCTCGCGCAATTCATACGCGATTAGCGGTAAATTGACAGTTTCTAGTGATGGCTTGAAACGATTCCAAGCCTCGGCACCGTAGACCGAGGGATCTCCATAAGCGTTATCACGGTTAAACGACCAAATCTGTGCCAGATTAGGCACAGCAGGATCGTCAAAGTAACCCATACCGCTTGGTGTAAAGCCTCCGGAGTAATGAAAGGCAGGGCCACCAGGCCACTGTTCCTTCGTACTTTCGAAGATACCAGACACCCGTAAATTAGGAGATTCCACGCGAAGGGACCAAAACGGTCCCCCATAGTTCATTCTGATGGGTTCCCAGTGTCCATATGGACCTCCACCTACAACATGCCTCAACTTTGGCACTCTTTTCCTTTTCGGCTTAGGCTTACGCTTAGGCTTAGGAGGCCGCGGGGGATATACTATCGGAGGCTTATGCCCCAGATAGGGTTTCCTTGGCGGTTTAGGAGGCTTTGGCTTCGGCTTCCGACGGCGCCTCTTGCGAGGTTTCGTCTTTTGCTTGGGCTTTCGCTTACGCTTGAAGAAGGCAGGGTGGGTTTCATCCCACGTACGCTGTCCAGTCAGAGATTCAAAGTCAGTATCGGAGATGGTCCCTGTTTCGATTGAACCCGAGGTATGAACCCCGGCCCAATCGACATAAGTCCAGTCCCCGACCTTTGCTTTTCTCTCTGGCCTTAAGTCAGAACGATATCGCGGAATGTCGGTCATTTCTAAATTTCCTTTCAGATATTAGGGGTGTAGCAGTCACACCAAAG